GCCAAGATACTCCGCGTCCACCTTAGCCACATCCGTGTCCTGACCGTACTGGATCAAGGGATCGGGGCGCCGGATGTATCCGGTCACGTTGGTCGTGTTCGTCCAGGAGCTGATGTCCGACCTAGAAACCAGCATGTCGTAGGGGCCATCATGCCCATGCTCCCAGAGGTGCTCGACCGCCGTGGTCACGTTGGCCTGAGTGATCCCGTTCAGCGCCAGGTAGTGCGTATGCGAGCTGGTGAATATTCCCCCGCGATCCGGGCGATAGGGCGGAACGTACGATGGGTCCGCCGTGCCGCCATCGCAGAAGGGCATATCGTAGCCGCTGGAACCAACCGACTGCCTCGTGCTGCGGAAGAGCTTGGTCAGGATGGTCTTCTGCCAGATGTTGCGCGCCTCGGCGATGCCCATGGCGATATCCGCATCGATCTGCGCTCGCCGCGCCTTGCGCAACATGTCCCACGTCCAGCCGAACTGGAAGTCGTAGGCCTTGAGGGGCAGCATGTGCCCGGTCGTGGCCCCGCGCTTCGCATCCGGCCGGCTGTATTCGGTATGCTCCTGGAAAGCGTTGGAGACGCCGATGGGGTATTCCAGGGCCATCTCATCCGTCACGCTGACCAGCCCCGCGTAGGGCTGCTCGCTCAGCAGCACGCCGTTGAAATCATCCAGCGCGTTCGTGATCTCGGTGAGCAATTCCTCATACGTCTCACCGGATTGCAAGCGCACCTTGCTGAGTTCGCCCGCGTCCCAGTTCGCTGGGAGAGCATACTGTAACAACGCGTTCCTACCCAGAGTAGCCATATCTCACCTCCCTTACGACTGCTTAGCGATGGACTCAGCGCAAGGTCGTACGAAAACGGTCGTCGTCGCCTCCGCGATGCCCACGATATAGTTGTAATAACCCGATCCAGCCTGCCCGTCGGCCAACTTGCCCGCCGTCGCCGAAACCCAGACGTGCGAGCCGGGCGTCAGGCTGGAAAAACCCGCCACCGGGCCATAGACCACCACGTCCACCTTATCCCCGCTGACCGCGACCGTGCCGCCATCAGGCGCACTGACCACGATCCCCAGGGGAATCGCCGAACCGATGGTCGACGTCCCGGCAGCAGCCTGCAGCACCGCTCCGGCCGTGCCCATGTATACGCAGTCGCCCACATATACCGTGTCCCCGGCCGAATAGCGGCGCACGATAGCCCCCTCCAAGGGGCGTACATCCGCTGCCGTCACCGTCAAATTAGCCATATTGAACCTCCCTGTTTAGTAACGAAATCTCCTTCGCCATTCTTTGCGCTTCTCCTCAAGCGAGACGGCCTCGTTCGCTGGCCCGCGCCCCTCCGTCGCGCCGATGTTCGCCGCCGGGGGCTGCTTGGCCTGCAAAAGATGCGGGCTGTCTTTGGCCAGGGCCGACAACGCCGCTCGGATCGCCTCCACATTGGGTTGGCCACCCTCGTCAAACGAGACACCCGAGAAATCGGCCAGACGGTAGGCGTGCTCTGGCTTAATGAAGCCCAACACCGCCGCCTCGCGCTCCACATGGAAACGCAGCCGTTCGGCCTGCATCTCCGCCTCCAGCGCGGCCAATCGCGCCTCGTATTCCTGCGCCTTCGTCTGCCAGCGCTGGACCTCGCTCATCTCCGCCTCGCGGCGTTTAGCCTCCGCCGCCTCGTACTCCTCGGCCTTCCTCGCCTTCGCTTTCAGCGCCTCGTAGTCCGCGTACTTCTTCTGTACCCTTGCCAACCTCTCCTGGATCAGCCGCTCCACCTCCTCCTTGGTGAAGGTCTGCTTCTCCACGGCCTCGGTTTTTTCGGCCTGCTCGGCCTCCGGGACGGTGCCCGTGCTAGAGGTCGCCTCGGTCTTCACTGCGTCCTGTTCCATTCCCTTATCCATTTCCCTTTCTCCTCGACTTAACCGGCGTCGGAGCCGTAAGATAGATCATCAGTCGCCCGCATAGCGCCGCACCATCTCCGGCGCATCGCGTTTCAACTCCGCATAGAGCCGTTTGAGCTTGCGCGCCGCCTGTCGCCGCGCCTCGGGGCTCACCTTGAGCTTGCCCAAGTAGGCCGCCGCCGCCGCCATCGCGTTGGTATTAATCGGCTCACCGGGCGCCTTGCGCACCGGCAGATAGCAGCGCCCCTTGACCTTCGGCCTCCCCGGCTCGTTCAAATCCAACAGACAGACCTCACAGAAATCGTTCGCGTCCAAATCCGCCTCTGGACTCGTCCAGGGTGCATCCGTGAATGGCATATGAAACCTCCTGTCCCTAATGTTTCCCTACGCCGCCTCCGCATAGTACGCTCGCGCCTCGTCGCCCAGGATATCCCTCAGGCTGCGCCGGCTGATCTCCGTGCCAAACGTGTCCGTATGGCGCTCGCCCAAGAGATCGCTCAGCGTGACCTTCCCGTCCTTGTAGGCGCGAAAGACCGCCGGACCCAGGATGTTCTCCTTCGTCTCATCGGGTAACCCCTCGAACCAGGTGGCCCCGTCCGTCTCCACGAGCTCGTACTCGCCCTCCTCGTTTTGCACCCGGCGCAACGGCGGCCCCTCGCGGTCATAGATCGTCACCGGCACAGCCTGGCAGCGCCCGTTGGGGTGATCCACGAGCTCTTCCTCTAGCGGATGGATGCTCCCATCCGCCGCGATGCATGCCGCACACGTGTTCGGCCCCAACGCCGCCGACCAGCGCCATCCGCGTATCACGTCGTCGTTCGCCCGATAGCTCTCCAACGTCGCCCGGCGATAGGCGCGCAACATCTCCGTCCGAGCGATCCGTATGGCCCGCTCCAGGCCAACCCCCAGCGCATCGGCCATCCTGCGCCCCACCAGGACGGGGTTCATCCCCATCCCCAACCCGCGCACCAGCTCGCGCTCCATGCGCTCGATGACCTCGGCGGTCAGCGCCGGCACCCCCACGTGGCCCACCAGGAAATAGTCGCGCAAAGGCGAGCCATCGGACAGCGCGCCGACCAGGTTGTCTAACGCTCCCTCTGGCAGGCGATGGAAGAGTTTGCGGATATCATCTAGCGTCATATCCGCCGGCAGCTTGCCCCACCCTGAACGGTTCGGCCGGCGCACTAGGTTCTCGGCGATGGCCGCGACGTAGATGTCCTCCGTATCGCGCAACGCCTGCTGGATGGCCAGCCGCTGGAGCGCCTCGGTCTGCGAGGAGGCGTACAGGCTGAAATCGGCCAAGCGGCGCGTGGTGTCCTCCATCAGGTTGCGGTAATAGTCCAGCCGCCTGAGGCGATCCACGCTGAATGGTTCTCCAGCCTCTATCGCTGCCCGCACGCGGGCCGCCAGGAGGTTGAATTGCTCCAGGCTCGCCTCGAAGACCTGGGCATAGCCGGCGATAAGCCGCTCCATCGCCGGAGCGCTGGCCGCGTCCAGCTCCGCCGCGTGGCGATCCAGCCAGATATAGAGCGTTCCCCTACGCCACTCCCTCGGCCCCGCCACCGCGTCCCTCCACCTTCTGGCCCCGGCCGGCCAAGAATTGCTGCAATAGGCTCGTGCCCACCTTACCCTCTGTCTCCCGGCTGGCCTCGAACATCTCTATCGTCGCCTGGTCATAGCCCATCTCGGCCCAGAGCTGCTTCTCTGGCACGCCCATCTGCAGCTTCTGTAAGAGCGCTTGCATCAGCGCGGCCTCGTCCTTGACCGTCACCTCGGCCCACTGCGTTTGCACGCGCCCACCTGGGACTGCCTCGCCGGGGCGATACATATTCCACAGTTTGGCGCTCAGATAGAGCACGTCCTCCCAGGCGTTGCCGAAGACCTTCTGCTTGCGCATGTACTTGGCCACCAGGCCCATCTCCTGCATGCGGAGCGATTCCCCGCTGGGCTGGTCCGCGCCCATCGCTTGGAAGAGATACTGCGGCGTGCGCGTGATCCCCGCTCCGACCATGATCCAGTAGCGCGCCACGGCGATCAGCTGCGAGAGGTCCACCGGGTCGATGGCCCCGATGCGCGCGGCGGCGTCCGTGAAGCGCAGCACCTTCCCTGGGCCGAGCGTCAGCGGCTCCTCTTCCCCCGTGCCCTTGTTCACCTTCGGGGGCACGCCGGTCACGTAGAGAATGCGAAAGCCAGCCGAATCCGTTGCCGCGATCAGGTCCAGGTCGGCCTTGTTCAGCATGTCCTGGATCGGCATCAGGTCCTGTATTTCCGAGCCGCCGGGATTCTCGAAGGCGACCAGCGGGAAACCGAGCGGCTCGCCGCGGGCGTCCGTCCAGGGGATAGGCCAACCCGCATCCCCTTCATCCTGGAACTCCTCCCACATCGTTCCCCCAATGCCCGAGTTGGATGTGCGCGTGGTGATGTACTTCTCGATGCGGTCGGGGAAGTAGAGGTTCATGCGCGTTCGGCCATTTAACTCTTTGTTGAGCGGGTTGTAGATAACCCAGCGCTTCACGTAGAACGCCACCGCGCCCGTGCCTGAGTCCAGGCAGGGATAGATTCCCTGCGTGCCATCCCAGGCGTAGTGCACCGTCCAACGCGGATGGTCGCCGTCCCAGTCCACCATGACGTAGGCCACGCTATCGCGCGCTGCCGCGCGATAGATGACATCCTGGGTAGCGTCCATCCTGTTCGCGTCCCACCACGCCTTGCCCATGTCCGCTAGCGCCTGCGCGCCCTCATCCAACGGCGCGAAACCCTGTAGCTGGAGGCGCTCTACGGCCATGTCGATTACCAGGCCACAGATGTTGTGGCGGTACTTTTCCCCTCGGCGCAACCCCAGGAACTCCTCCTGGCGGTCGGTCAGGTAGGTGGGATGATCCCCGGCGGCGTAATCGCGCCATAGGCGCACGCGTTCGGCCTCCTCATCCTTCGCCGAGGCCGCCCACCGCAGATAGGCGATCCGCGCTTCCGTCGCATAATCCGTCATCGCCATAGTCAGTACTCCATGATGCTGTAGGGCAACTCGTGCATGCCGGCGGTAGCCAGCGCGTAGCGCAAGGCGTCCATCGCGTGGTCGTTCTGCTTCTCCGGCTTATCCAGGGCCACGCCGTTTTTGTCCTTCGCCCAGACGTAGGATTCGAACTCGGCGATGGTGTTCGCGCACGACGGCTCCACCGTCAGCCTCGGCCGGCCATCTCCGGCTATGGCCAGCTGTGCCTTGACCAGCTGGATGCCGTCGTTCACGTCGTGCATGGCCGGATAGACGTTCAATTGAGCCGCTTGCATCTCGGCGATCAACCCCGCCGCCGACGGGTCCACATAGACCGCTTCCACGCCGTAGCGCCGGGCCATATCCCGCACCGCGTCCACAAACGTCGTCTGGATCACCCGACGCTGATAGAATTCCTCTATCACATGTGCCCGGTCGTCAGCGTCTATGCCGATAACCAGGGCTACCGCCGGGTTGGTGTAGCCCTCGTCACAGCCGATGACGAACCGCCGGAACTCGCTGACATGCCGATGGCCGACGTGGACGTCACGGCTAAACTCCTCATAAACCAATCCCTCGAAGGCCACGAACTCGGCATCCAGCTCCTGGCGGGCGAAGGGGCCGGTGTAAATGCGCCGCAGGCTCTCCTTGAACTCCGGCGCCAGGTAGGGATTCTCCTCCGTCCTGGCGCGGAAAACCCTCAGCGTCCCATCTTGTACGCGCTCGTAAACCCAATTGCGGCCCTTGGGCGTGGTGGTGAGCCAGACGGGGCCCGCCGTGCCCTCCGCGCGCACGCGGCCAATGACGATGTCGAAGGTGCTAGGCGCACAGAGCGCGGCCTCGTCGATGTGCGCCCAGTGGACGTTGGGCCCGCGCAAATGCTCCGGATCGTCGGCGCTGCGAAAGAGGATTTCGGCACGCCCCACCCTGGCAATGAAATCGGACTTGCTGAATTGACTGTCAGCGATGCGGAAAACCTCGCGGTAGGTGCGCAATATTGCATCGGCTAGCATGCGGTACGTTGGCGCAACCACCATACCGATGCTCGGCTTCGGCCCCCACTCGGCCAACCACTTCATGGCCTTGATTGCGCCTCCGCGCGTCTTGCCCGCGCCGATGCCGCCGATGAACGCCGAGAAGCGGCTCGTGTCATAGACGAACTGCGCCTGCACCGGTCCCCAAGGCTCAACCCTAACGATTGTCGCCATCTGTGCCCTTCGGATAGACTACCTGGAAAACGATAGGCTCTCCACCAGCACCCGTAATCTCTTGCCGCTCGGTATAGCCGCGGTGCTTGCCCTTGGTGCTCAGGTAGTATCTGAGCATCTGCGGATCACCTTCGCTAATCAGCTCGATGACCTTCGTCTCGGCCATGTCCAGCACGCGCTCACACTCATCTCGGTAGGCCTGTTGAACCCTGGGATATCTCTTGATGTATTTGTCGGCCGTATGCCAGGAACAGCCCACCCGTTTGGCGATGGCAGTGATGATGCCGCCAGTGCCAGGGATAGCATCTAGGAACATTTTCACCGAAATCCTACGCCGACCCATTCGTCAATTCTCGCACACTAGACACGCGGCGATGGCCTTACGCCCATCTCCCCAGGCCACGGATCACTTACTAACCTTGGGGTAAGGCCCATATTGGCCATCCTTTCCAAACAGACTGCCACATACTTAGGCTCGATCTCCATACCAAAACAGCGGCGACCCAGTTGCTCAGCGGCGACCATCGTAGTGCCGGATCCGATGAAAGGATCGTAGACGTCACCCTCATGGTTTCTGATAGGGCGTGCCATGCACTCGACGGGCTTCTGTGTGCTGTGGCCACCATCGACATTTTTATCGAGTGCGATTTTCCATACCGAGGGCTGCATATGGCCGCCAATCCAATGAGCCGCGGCGCCTTTTCTGACCGCATACCAGACAGGCTCGTGCTGATAGCAATAGTGTCCACGCCCAATCGGAATGTGAGGCTTGACCCAAATGAGCATAGCGCGTATCTGATAACCTGCAGCCTGCAGCGCGGCCCCCGTAATGATCACATGGTCGCCTGGAGGCGACCATGTATAAACCACATCACCGGGGAAAAGGCGCCAGGCGTCTGACCAGTCCGCGCGGTCGTCATTCGCCACCTTTCCTACGCGGGACGCCGCGTAGGAAAGTAAGCCCTCCTCAGCCGCCTCATTGCGCCAACTAGGATCATAGTTCACACCATAGGGTGGATCAGTCACCATCAGCAATGGGCGTTCCCCGTCCGACAACCTCGCCACGTCCTCCGCATTTGTGCTGTCCCCGCACAGCAGCCGGTGTTTGCCGATCTCCCACAACTGGCCTCTGGCAGTTTGCCACTTTTTCTGTAACTCCACCGCTCTGTCTATCTGCGCTTCCGGCGCTTTCTTCTCATGTTCCAGGCCCGCCAGAAGCTCACGCAGTTCTTCCTCTCTGAATATTGCCCCAAAATCCAGCCCAAACTCCAAGTCTGCCGCAATCTGCTCAACATCCCATTCCGCCAATTCCGCCGTGCGGTTGTCGTAGTAGGCCAGCTTGCGCTTTTGTTCCTCGGTAAGTCCACGCCGCCGGACGGCGATCAGCTCGTTGCCATCAGCCTCCACAACGCGCACGCGCTCTATCCCCGCCTGGGCCGCTGCCTCCACGACGCCGTTCCCAGCAAGGATGGTATCATGCTCATCAATGACGATAGAGCGCGCCGCCCCCACTTCATTGAGACTGCGCTCAATCATGCCGATGTTTCGCGCGTTATGCTTGCGCGGGTTGCGCTCATCTGGCTTCAGTTCGCCGATGTGTTTAACGTCCTCTCCCATTCATTCCTGCTCGCCGTAAAACAATCGCTCTATCTCCTGGCGTTCCCTTGGCCCCAGGAGCGACACGGGGATCACCTCAACCGTCCTATCGCGTTCCCGCCTTCGGCGTTGCTCCTTTTCCTTTAGGTGTTTCACCCATTCGGGCCATTGAGAATACAGATCACCCAACCCATATCCCCGCTGACAGGCCTCACAGACCCAGAAGCTTTCCGAGATTGGCTTGCCGCAGATCGCGCACTCCGCCCACGCTCGTCTCGTCAACATGTGCTATTCCCCTCACTAGCTACAACTCAAAATCGCGGGAAAATATACCCTTTAGCCGTTCCAGGGCACGCCATAGAAGCATATGGACATTCTTTTGTGCAATTCCCATCCTCTGGCCAATCTCCTCTTGGGTGTAGCCTTGCAGCCAGAGGGATAGGGCCAGGCGCTGCTTCGGCGTGAGCCGCGCGATGGCCCGCTCTAAGTCGATCCTTAACTCGCACATCTCTATTCCCCCATCCCAACTCTCCTGAAACACGTTCGCCTCCTTTGGAAAATAAAAAAGGCCAACGTCCCCCTCACGGGGTTTGTTGGCCTATAGGTATCCTATTCAGCCCAAGCTATATCGTTTTCGTCGCCAAAGGAGGCGCGCGGCTACGCCCTCTCATTCGCGCTCCTCTGTGCTGATTCAGACCTTCATGGTATACTCTATGTTGCGGTATGTCGCATGTCCCCGCTCGACGCACACCCTGAGCTTTCCCCAACCGTCCGGGGCAAAGTATCTCTCCACTGCGCTGAGGCAGTCCCCATCCTTCACGAAGGAATCGGGGGAACGCAAGCCGCCTCGCTCGATGTGGCAACAGCTCACCTTGCCCGCCTGGACGGTGAAGATGACGAGACCGTCCGCCCCAGGCCCCACGAGGCGCTCCGCCCCCTCGTAGATGGCCAAGGCGTCCGGATCGTCATCATCCTCTGGGACGCGCCGCGCATAGGGGATCCCCCCTATCCACATATTCTTTTTCCCCCGAAGCCTAATATCTGCGCACTAAAAGCCTGGCAAGTATGACAATCATCACGCCCAAAAGCACCGCAGCCACGTGAGGCAGTAATTCCGTAGCACTCATACTCTCCCTTTCTCTCCTTTCATCTTTTTATGCACAAACTCTTCATGCTAAACGAGGTTGTAGCTGTCATCAGAATTGTCGCAATATGGCCTCGATCACCTCCAACGCTCGCCCATCCTCGATCATGTGGGCGGTAACGAAAAGGACCCTCCAGCCCGCCAGCACCGTCGCATTGTGTTTCTCGATGTCGCGGCCGATGCCCGTGCCTGTCGTGTGAGCCGATTTAATCCACAGGCCGCCCTGCACCTCTACCAGGAGCTTGCGGTCGGGCCAGGCGAAATCCCAGCGCCAGCGCCTGCCGGGGATGGCGCGGTATTGCAAAACTGGCTCCGGCAGCCCCGCCGCGCGCAATTGGAAAAGGAGCGCCGCCTCCAGCTCGCTCTGCGTCTTCATAGCTTCAACAGCGCCTCGCGTATCTTCTGCCGCGCGCGTTCCCAATCGGGCCCGCCGACATTGTCCAACAGTGCCCAGGCCTCGAATTCGGTCAACCGGACCACAACCACCGCCTCCGTGCCGCCCATGGCCTGAAGCTGTAGGCCGTCGGAATCCGCCCACGTCACAATGCCAAAGCTTATGTCATCTGAATCTCTTACGCGTAAGAGATTCTCTTTCCATAATCGGATATCCTCCGTGCTGACCTCCTCGCCCCGCGCGAGCCGCTCCCTGGCATACAATAGCAGCGCCTCCCGCTCCCTTTCGGGCTCTTTGGCGATGAACAGGTGCGCGCGCAAGCTCAAACCCTCCACGCGCTTCTCCGGCGGGATCGCCTTGGCAAGCCATTTGTAGTTCATCAGCGTCTGCACGGCCAGGCCCGTGACCTCCACCGCCTGCGTGTAGGTCTCGCCATAGGCTCTCTCGCCGTAGTTGAGCAGGTCGCCGATCCACCAGGCCACCGAGCGATGGACCCCCTGGAGCTTCCTTAGCGCCTCGGCCCATTGCTCATACGTTGGCTGGCCCTCCACGATGCAGGCCGTCGGCGTCAAGACGAACGGCTTACTGACCAGTTCCACCATCACAGCCTGTCCCTCCTAATGGGTATGGCTCCGGGTGCATTGTCCGCCGCGTCTTGCTCCTCATCCGGGATCGGCGCGCTTAGCTCCTCCCTTTGCGCGTACAGCTGGCTCAACGACATGACCGGCGCGTAATATCCCCGCGACACCTCATACCAGATCGGATCCTCACTCGTGGAGACGCAGCGCGCTGCGTCTCGACTCAGCATCCTCTGCTGCCAGTGGCTGCGCGCGTTGTATTCCGCCATGCGCGCGGAGCACGCCCTGCGCACCTCTGCCGCCGTTGGTCGGAACGTGCACGTCTTGAGCAGGTCCAGCACCGCCGCGCGCAAAACCTCATCGGGGATGTCCGCTAGCACGTATTGGTACACTTTGAGCGTTAGCTCGCTAACGGGTTCTCTTGGCCACTGGGCACAGAGCAAAGCCAACATCTCCGCTATCGTCTGCTCGCTCGCCATCGTCACTCCTTTCCAGGTGGGCTCGGATCACCTGCATACTCCTCTCGTAAACCGTCTCCCCACTTACAGCCCTTTCGGGGATACCCCTCACATACCACTCCAATAGCCATTTCCAGGACTGGGGATTGTAGCCTCGCGCCAGCCACTCCTTGCGGCAGGCGGCTAATCTGGGGCCGTCGGGCGTGGGCCCCAGGATGCGAATGATGTCGTCATAGAGCTCTAGCGGCGGATAGCGGCCTCCATTGACTGCCTTGGCACACTGGATAGCTGGCGTCTTGCTGCGTGGGTCGGCATCGCGCCGTCGCCGCCGTCCAGCCGATGTACCCCGACCTCTCGGTGGATTCACAGAGACGGGGATATCTTCATTTTCCGGCGGATCGCTGAAAGGCAGGTCATCAGTGGGCAACGCCTCGCGTTCTCCCGAATTAGCGCTAGCTAATTCGGGAGAAATATCTGTAGTAATCTCTGTAGTAATCTCTGTATTGTCAGTATGCGGGTTTTCGCAATCTAGTTTGCTAAAATCCGCATACTTGTTTGCTAAAATCAGCATACTTGTTTGTGCCGCATCGCTGGCATCAGCGAGAATCATCTGTTGCAACAGCTCTCTAAGCCTGTCAATGGCAATGCGGTAATACAGGCGGCATGGCAACCCCTCGCGCTTCTCCTCAAGCACACCCAGTTCTTTCCAAGTGGCACGTGCCTGTTCTTGTTCATGGCGGCTTAGGCACGTTTCCGCCGTCCACTCAGCCTGGCTTTTGAAAATCCAGCCCTCCTCATCGGCACCCTTACCCGTCCAATAGAGCAGCTGCGATAAAAAGAGCCCGGCGGTGGCGCCACCGCCGAGGCGAGCAAGACAAGGGTGGAAGGCGATAGGTTTTGCCGAGAGTACAGCGATACCTAGGTCGGCTATGTTCATTGTGCCTCCAAGAAACTGATATGTGTTGGCTTCAATCCGCACGGGAACACATCGTGTTCCTGTATATGGCGCGTGCAGCGCTTGTCGTATTCAGCGAGACAGGCGGCCAGTCCAGGACAGAGCTCGCAGTCATTCCCAACGTATCCAGCGCGGGCGCGGGCGGCGGCGGCCTCGGCGTAGGGCTCGACGGGCGACTGTTTTGGCTTAGGTGTCGCTAGGCTAGGCGGTCTAGATGCAGCCTGTCTGGACGTAGCCCGTCGGGGTTGGGGTACAGTGCGCTGTACCCCAACAGTGCGCTGCACCCCAACATCAGCGATACCCAAAATCATGGCGACGCTTCTCTTCATATTCGCTCCTTTCGCACTCTGCCAATGGTTTTCACGGGTTGAATGGCTCGCACTTGCGCAATGGTTTTCACAGTCAAGTTGGCTCGCGCACCTATCTTGGTTTCCATGCCCTTCCACGGCTCGCACTTGGAGTTCGGTTTGCATCGTCATGACGGCTCGCACGGCGCTACTGGTTTTCACATGAGCGATGGCTCGCACCCCGCGGATTGGTCTTCGCCTATCATTCGGCTCACACACCCGTAGTGGTTCTCACTGTCTAGCTGGCTCGCACCCAATTCCTGGTTTTCACTGCTCAAATGGCTCGCGCGCATCCACGGGTTTTCACTTCGACATTGGCTCGCACGGCTCATTTGGTTTTCACTCTCAACCCGGCTCGCACTCCCGCTATGGTTTTCACCTGCTTGATGGCTCGCATCGCTGCCACGGTTTTCGTCTGCCTAGCGGCTCGCTCGGTCTCGTTGGAATACTCACCGACTCTGGCTCGCACCCCCTTGGCGGCTTTCACGACTGTAATGGCTCGCATTCCTGGTCTGGTTTTCATACGGCTCGTGGCTCGCATCCTGACATTGGTTTTCGCCACTTTGCTGGCTCGCACTCAGCCCCTGGTTTTCACAGCTACACTGGCTCGCACTTGTCACTTGGTTTTCACTTGAATACTGGCTCGCACATCCCCCGTGGTTTTCACGAGGTGGTTGGCTCGCAAGCGGCGCGTGGGTCCCACCCTTTGACTGGCTCACATTCGCGGTATGGTTTCCATAGCTCCCAAGGCTCGCACCCGTTTCATGGTTTTCACCATTGGGTTGGCTCGCACCGCGCCGCTGGTTTGTACACGCCCGCCTTGGCTCGCACTCCCAATTTGGTTTTAACTAGAGCTATGGCTCGCATTACTTGCTTGGTTTTCATTACCACAATGGCTCGCACTATTGCCATGGTTTTCACACGGCAAATGGCTCGCATTCATCTCTAGTTTTCACCGCATGAGAGGCTTGCATTCCTAGTATGTTTTTCACAAAATCGCTGGCTCGCCGCACCGCTTCGTGGATTTTCTCAACCATTGCGGCTGAAACCTGCTCGGGCGTTACAAAATGCTCGTGCCCCAACCGCGCCGCGTACGGCTCCGAGACGGGCAACCCCTCGGCCTGCCGCCACACCACCCACAGGTTCTGCAGGAATATTTTGATCATCTTTCGCCATGCGCGGTTGTGGATGTGCGCGTTGCTGAACACCGTATGTCCATCAACCTTCTCTGGTTCGGGATGTAATCGCCGCTGCCGCTCCTTCTCCGCATAGTAGATATCCGCGTAAATCGGCGTGCGCGCCTTGAGAAAACTCATGGCGATGTTGTAACAGGTTGCCTTGAGCTTCGCGTTGTACGCGGCCTTACACCCTTTGACGTTACGCTCGGCCTTCCCGTCAATGACGGCAAAACCCGCATACCGCCACAGGGCACTGACCGTGTCGCACAGCGCTATGTCGTCAATGAGCGCCAGCAATTGCGCGGCCAAGCCACCCGCCCCAAGGCCCTTGATGGACACCAGCCAGTCCCAGACAGGCCCCAGCGCCTCGGCCTCCTCGATCATCTCCTCACGCGCGTAGGCTAGCACGGCATCCAGCTGCAACTTCTCCATCATGGCCCGCTCTACGCTGGGGTCCAACGTCGACTTCCCTCGCTCGGCGGCCACGATGCGCAGGTTGTGCCGTTGGCGCATGAGCATCAGCTCACGCCACCACAGATACGCCTGCCATAGCGCCGCATGCTTGCGCGGCCTGGGAGCTGGACGGCGGTCCAGCATCTCCTCATAGTCATACTCTTCCATCATCTC